TTCTCTTCCGGTTACCCTCGTGGGTATAAATCCGGGCCTGGTCGGTTCAATAATTCCGATTTTGGGCATGGTTATTTGTGTTATGCTGTCTTTTAGCTTAAAGTCCGCCGTAAAGTTATCTCTTATAAAATATGGTGTATTCTTATATCCCGCTATCGTTTTAGCATTCAGTTTTATCCAATTCGCCGCCCTTTTGGGAATCTTCGGAATATACTTTGATTTGGGGATCTTCCCGGTCTTCATGAATTTAAGAGAATCCTTTTCGTTCAGCATAATTGAGGTTGTATAACATAAACAGCCCACGTGCCAGGTCATGAATATAAAGCCCTTCGGGTATTTACCTGCCAGATCATCGCACATATCAAGCCGGGGATGGGAAGCCGATAAATGAACCTCAATCCCGGTAACAAACGGCAATTGCTGCCTTCTAAGGTAATCGCTCATTCTATAAGCCATGTTTATTTCATTTTTGGCAAGCCTTAAAGCGTTTTTGTAAGAACTCCTGTAAATCCCCGCTCCCGGATGGTAGCCTCTGGCCGCCTTGCTTAAAACAAGTTTCTCATCTTGCCTAACCCTTCTGAATAACCTGTTCGGCTCGTTTAAATATTGTTTAATATCCCCTGCAATCTCTGCCGCGCTTCTTCCGGTAGATATCCCCGAAGCGAGATAAAGTTCCAGTTGATCTTTCGCTCCATTGGTTAGATTCCAGACTCTTTCGCTTAAATTCATTCCGGCCGTGGTCCGGGCAAGAAAAGTGTCCAGCGCCACCAGGTTTAATTGATTAAATGAAGGTGATATAAGATCTTTGTTTAGTTTTATTCCTTCGGCCCAGGTCCCCACCAATTTATTATTCTTTAGGTTGGCCATATCCCAATGGCTAACAATCCCCTCTTGTATGTTAGTTTGAATATCTTTATTGAGTTTATTTAAAATTGAATCTATCTGTTTTTCCAATCCTCTATTTCTTATATAGAAAGAGCCCTGTAACATTTTGGTAGGATATTTCATTTCGAAAATAGCGGCTTTCATTGCTAAATCATTGGACGCCTTGTTCAATACTGCTTCGATTTTTCTGTTTCGCATAACTACTTCCAGCATGTTTCTATTTTCGAATTGTTCTTCAATCCCCATTTAAGGTCCCCTTCTCCAATAAATCTTTATTCTCTCTATCGGCTTCTATCATTACGTCAGGAAAAACTCTTTTCTTTATAGCTGCCTTAATCAGGAATTTAATATCTTTGGAAAGACATTTACCCCCTGCCCCCCTGTAACCATCGAACAATGGATCAAGGTGCATTGCATTAATATATTTATCCAGCTTAAAGGCCTCAAATAATTTATAATAATTTGCCCCGTATTTTTGACAGATATCATATAGCTCATTCCCGAATACTACTTTTATGGTATATAGGCTATTCAAGGCCACCTTTAATAGTTCTGCTTCTACTGGTTTCATCATTATTATCTTATTTTTATTATCTACCACGCTCTTGAATAGTCCTTTGAATATCTCGAATACTTCTCTTTTCCTGGTTCCCACAATTATTTTATCAGGACAGATTTCATCTAAAAATGCTGTTCGCTCCCTCAAGAATTCAGGCAGATAGACAAATTCCCTTTTATATCTTTTTATAAATTCATCAGTCATCCCCGGGATAATGGTAGATCTTATAGCGATTATTCCTTTTTTGTTTTTAGAGTTTATATAGCTTACCGCCATCTTGACATCTTCAAATTTCATGTCCGCTTTTGTTGGTACGCATACGAATATAATTTTACATTCAGTTATATCATCAATTTTATTCTTATCTGGATCATATCGCTTGACCCAATTTCCCATATCCTCTAATAGACTGGCAAGGCTATTTCCGATAATTCCACAACCAACTATTCCAAATTCCATTTTTTTAAGCTTCATACGATTCTCCTAATTTTGATAATTTTCCCCGTTCTTCTTCCAGTCTTTTGATATCTTCTTCTGAATCTTCTACTAGTGGATTCTGTCTTACTGCTTCCTTTTCACTCATGATGACATCGCCCCCTCTTGCTGTTGAAAGTGCTTTTACAAGTTCCGACATATCCTGGGGCAGGATATTCCCGAATTTAATTGATATATCTAGCTCTTGTAATTCTGTTTCTTTTTTTACATCGATTATAGATAATATTGCTTTTAATAAATTGATTCTCCTGGTCAATGATTCTCCGAATAGTTCTTCTTTGTCTTTCGCTTTCAAAATAGAATCTAAAAAAAGCAGTTTGAGTGCTATACCTGAAAGATTAGTAAATCCCTTTACGTTGCTAAAGGATAAATCGGGGGTTGAAGTGATAGAATAAATGATATCCTTCAATATATCATATTCCATTTTTATAGCTTCCGGTGCCTGTTCCCAGGTCAAATATTTGGCGTCTCCATATTCGATTTTGCCTTCGGCATTAGTTTCTCCGGTAAATCTTAATGTCCTTCCTACTTCTCCTTTTTCCGGAGGATTGTCTATTTTTCCTTTAATCTTTATAATAGGTGCTCCAAAATAATCATTTGTATCGGCAAACTTAGAAATCAACATCTCGCTTCTATCAATCTCACTCTGTACACTCGTCCATTCTGGCTCATCCTGTTCATAATAAATTACCGGGATCTTTTTAAATAGATTATCTTTTTCTTCGACTACCCAGGCAGTTTTTTTGGTTCCAGAAATAAATTTTTCAGCGGTATAAATATCAATATGTTCATAAGATTTACCATCAATTTCTTCAAGTTTATACCGGCGGGTAAAGGCATCCATATCTCCATTTTCGTTAAAATGGGCATAGATTTCATCGCCGTTTTTGTTACAAAGCAGGGCTACCTTAATGTATTTATTATTTTCATTATCGATTATTGTATACCAAAGCTCGGCCACTTTCGTTTCAACGAATAATCTGCGCGCCAGCTTTTTATTAAAATAATCTAATTTGTTTTTATCCCAAACATCATTTATTAGTGTAAAGGTTTCCTGATATTTATCCCCTTTGTTCCCTAATATTAATTTCACTGGATCTCCGAATAAAAATGATACAGCCATATTGACTATCTTTTTTTGATATTGTATAACTTCTTTCGCCTGGGTAATCCTCTTTAGCGTTTTGCCCTTACCGGCAATTTTATCGGGCCGTTCTTTAATTTCATGTTCGCCAGTATACTGTTTTTCGAATAATTCAAGATCTCTTTCCTTTGGATCTACACATAAAACTCCTGTTAATTTATTAAAATCGTCTTTATATTTTTCTAAAATATCTTTTATCTTCATGATAATCTCCTTTCATTTATTTTTAAAATATTCCCAGCTCCTCGGCACTCTGGCCTTTTTCTTCTTCCTTCTCGAAAATCCTGTCATTAAGGGCATAACGAATCTGGTCCATAAAATGATTAAATTTATCCACTGGCACATTAATGACATTCCCGTCTTTGTCTTTCTTCCACTGGTATAACTGAATCTCATTAATTGCATTCTGGCATTTCCTATCAATTATAATTTCGAATTGTTTCATGTATTGAATACCAAAATTGACACTTCCCGGACCTTTCCGGGCCGGCAGAGCTTCTATTCCATGAGTCCTTAATTCTGCTATTGATTTTGGCTCAGACGAATCGCACCTTATATATTCTTTTTTAATATCCGGTTTCAGTCTTGACGCTATAACATCATTGGTTAACCCGAGTTCATATAATAATTCCTGCAGTATATATAATTTCTTCCCCTTTATGGCCTGCCTTCCTGCTGCGGTAGGATCATTCGCAAACCCAAAATCAAGCCCGTTATAGTAAGTCCCAAAGGTATTTTTAATTCCCGAAAGATCTTCGATTTTCCAATTGGTGAAAATCAAATCTCCTAAAATTCCCCAGTTCCCTAAGGTGTAAACTTCTTTATAATAAGGATCTTGTTCGTTCTCTAATTCGTCTATATCATCTTGTTCTAAGAATCTTAGGTTATTTTTGTAGGTTGTTTTTAAGATCGATAATTTATCATCATGATATTCGGTTTCACCTTCTACCCAATTCGTAAAATATTCTTTGAATATCCAGTGGGTCCGGAAAATAGGGTTGAAACACAGCGTCAGACGTTTTAATACTTTAGACTTACCCCTCAATCTCTTGTATAATTGTTTAACATCGTCTCTTTTCGTCTCGGTTGCTTCTTCTATCAGAATATCGGTAATGACCCCTTTTTCCGGGATTATCGATTTGAGTTTTTCTGCATCATCTAACCCCCTGAAAAGAATTTGATATCCAGTAATACAGGTTATGGTCATTTCTGTTTTATTGATTTTGAATAATTTCTCTAAGTTAAATTCAAAAATAACCTTCCTGATTTCATTGAATACAGATGTCCTCAGCGTATTAGCTGTATTCCTAATTACAAGATAATTTCTACCACCTTCTAAAAGATCGGTTACGCACCTTTGGGAAATAAATACCGATTTCCCAGCAGAACTTCCTCCATAATATATTTGCGTTCTAATAGTGCATCCCAGGTAAGGGATATAAACTTCATTAAAGACTTTTTTGGAAATCTGTACATTAACATTCATTCGGTCAATTCCACTTTTATATTTATGTCTTTTTCATCGGTTGCCTCGCCCATCATCAGCAGGTCAAGTTTGCCCAGCTTTTCATAGCAATTAACAACATCTTTTAATTGGCCTGTATTATTAATATCTATTATGTTATGAGCTTTAATCTCTTTAATAACATTGTTTAACATAGCTTTTAATATACTTAATTGAGTTTTGATTTCGGCCCGGTAATCGGCTTTGGTATTAACCACCGCTCTGTCGGTTTTCTTTCCAAGTGATTTGGCATTTTCAATATTCCTTTGATCCACCCTTTCGCGCCAGTTAAATTTTTTATACCAATTCCAAATAGTTCTTTCAGATACCTGCAACTTTACTGCAACTTTACTGCAGCTTTTATCGGACGCTTTTCCGCCCAGGCTATAAAATAATTCAAAGGCTTCGATGTGTTTAAGTTTTTCTTTCATATATCTGAAACTTCTTCCGTATTATTTAATCCATCCAGGTTGTTTTCTATATCGAATTGGTCGATATCTACCCCGGTATTTTCTTTCTGTATTTCTATTAAGTGATAAGTATATAGTTTTCCAAATTTTCTTACCAGGTTAAGTTCACTCTTCGTTCCCCTGCTTTTCCCATCGTGTATTAAAATAATATAATCGGCATCTTCTATAGTTAATATGCTTCTATGTTGGAATGCACCTCTGCTATATTTTCTAAAATCTAAATTATATAATTTTAATGTAACTCCATTTTCCTTGCAATAATCCCTCACAAATTTACACACTCCGCCAGGGGCGCCGGAAGTTATAACCACTTCCGGGTTGTGTTTTTTGATTTCCGCTTCTATTATTTTTAACACTTCTTCTTTTCTCCTTTTTAATGAACGGCTGCCGAAAAATGCTAATTTCATTTATTTTCCTTACCTTTCGAAATAAAAAAAGGGCCACCTAAGAAGC